CTCGGTGATAACTTCACAGGAACATTTGATTTTATTGGCGACTCTAACGAATGGACTATAAGTATGGATACCGGCGGTCTAAATGGAGCAGACTATGTTAATTTAAACTTTGACATAACTGGTTCTTCAAACACAGCAGATATCGACTTAGGAGAAGATGATGATGTATCATATCTAGACTTAGACTGGTTATTTACTGGTGACAGTAATGAAATCACACTAGACTTAGATTCTGCATACGCAACTAACTACATGGACATTTTAGGAGATTCTAACGAAATAACATTCACTGGCAGTGGATACGGAGCAAGCAGTAGTGATGCAGCTTATTTCTATTTAGATTTAGATGGCGACAGTAATACAATGACTATTACACAAGCTTCTACACTTGCAAGAGATTGGTTGAAAATTGAAAGTAATACATCTAATTCAAATATTTGTATTGTTCAAAATGATGGTGGCACCTCCACTTCATGCTGACAATATAGGTGATATTACAGAACTTCGAGGTATAGGTGCTGTCTTACGAGATGACACCTATACAGCCGAGGTTGGCTTTGACATTCAACAGATGGACGATGTTCGCACAGGCAATGGCCGATTAGCAATATCGTTTCTAGATAATAGCAAAGTCAGATTAACCGAGCATAGCAAACTTATCATCGATAAGGTTGTTTTCAATCCCGATCCAAATAAATCGGAAATGGCACTTAAGTTTGCCAGCGGGACAGCTCGTTTTATAACAGGAAAGATAGGAACTATCAATAAAGATAATATCAAAATTGAAACTCCTACTTCGCAGATTTCAATTCGTGGGACAGATTTTACTGTTACCGTAGACGAATTGGGGAGAAGTCTGGTAATTTTACTACCAGACGAATTTGGGGTGAGCTCAGGCGAGATAGTCGTAACTACCGCTATGGGTTCCGTAGTTTTAAACAAACCATATGAGTCCACTGTTACGAGTGTATGGGAAACAATGCCAACCAGACCGGTGGTATTAGACCTAACCCTGGACATCATTGACAATATGTTGATTGTATCACCACCGAAAGAAGATGAAGAAGAACAAAATGCAGGACAATCTGGAGCTGACGACTCTGATAGTAATATTCTTGATATCGATTACCTCGATTACGGGGAGTTAGACGCTGATTATTTAGCTACTGATGAACTTGAGTTTAGCGAGTTAGATATAGAATATTTAGATGTTGACTTTTTAGAAGATTTACTAGATGTGATAGAGGAGCTTGATGCTCTTTCATCAGAAGACGAGCTTGCTCGAGATAGCTTTTCGCCTATAGATTTACAAGGTACTAATTTTGGAAATGATCCAACAACACAAATTACAACTTTTACAGATGGAGAGGTAGTAAGCATACTAAGACAAGTTAATCAAAATGTAAGACTTGATTTAAATGGCACTACAAGCTACAATATAATTATAGAACAAGATGGAAAAGCTTATAACATTATTCTTAACTCTGGGTCTGGCTCAGTCATTACAATCCGCCAGTCTGGAGGTTGATATCCCTTGGGATTATAAACAAATTAAAGCAGATGCTTTACTTATTCAACAATACAATGACAGTCAAAAAATAGACTTTAAACTAACAGATAACAAACATATCTATAAGTGGGTTGCTTGGAACATTGCTGATGTATATACTACAGATAGAGCAATCAGTGGAGGGTACGCAAGAGAAATGAACCCTTTTCTGCCAGACTATCCATCACTAGAACGAATTATAGCTCAGAAACTACTGGTTAATTTTGCACTATACAAAATAGGTTTCTTTGAAGACCCTGATACAGTTAATCAAGTTAATAAATTTGGTTGGTTAATAGTTGCAAATAATACTTGGATAATAATAGATAATGAATAAATTAATTAGTATAATAATTGTGATGGGGTTATTAATATGGAATCCCTATCCATTACAAATTGCAGAACTAAAAACATTTGATTGGCTGATAATGAATACAGAGCCAGTACAAAATGAAAACATACTTATAGTCGATCTTGATGAAGACTATATTAAAAATTATGGAGGTTGGCCACTACCAAGATCAGCATACGCAGATTTAATTACTACTACAAATGCCGTTCCAGGTATTACAGTTTTAATGCCAAACCCTGACATTCGTGATCCACTTAATGATGATTACTTAGCATTTCGTATGGATTATGTACCAACTGTCCTTGCCTCTGCAGCATCGACACAAGTAACTGGGACTAATCCTCATGTAGGAACAGCTCAGTTAGGAGAGGATCCACTACCATGGCTATTCGAATACCCAGGAATTTTACCTACAACGTCTACTCTGGAATCAAAGGCAAAGGGACTAGGACTAGTTACCGCTACTCCCGAAATAGACGGAGTGGTAAGAAGAGTACCTTTAGTCGTAAACGTACAGTCAAAACTTTACCCGAGTTTCGCCTTGGAACTCTTAAGAGTCGCAATAGGCGACCCAAGCTACCAAATAAAAACAGAAGAACAGGGTTTAGCTTGGGTTAGAGTGCCCAGTTATCCTTTGATGAATACAGATGCAAATGGTCGTATTTATCTTAATTGGAATACTAAATTTTATAAACAATCAGGAATGGACTTTATTAACAATCCGATTGAAGCACCTTTTATAATAGTGGGCACTACTGCAGAGGGTATAACAAACCCTGTGCCCACCCCTGCGGGGGCTAAATACCCACATGAAATACAAGCAAACATACTACACAATCTTATCACAGGCAGTGCGCCTAGCACACCAGCTTGGGCAACTTTCCTTGAATATACCATTGCTTTACTGGCTTGCATCGCTTTGGCTTTTGCATCAAGGTCTGTCTGGTTTTCCGTTCCTACGCTGGCACTTGTCATTGTAGGGTCTTCATACGGAACCTGGTATGCTTATAAGTCTGCCTACTTGTTAGACGTAAGTGGAATCGTAATATTGTCCGTTTTGTTTTGGGCATATCATACTTTCGTAAGTTTCCTATCGGAGTATCAACAGAAACTTCGAATCAAACAACAATTTGGGACATACGTTAGTCCTGCCTTGGTAAAAAAATTACAAAAAGACCCAACATTACTGAGATTGGGTGGGGAGACCAAACGACTAACTTTTCTTTTTTCTGATATTAGAGGATTCACACCAATTTCAGAAAAATATCAATCAAATCCTCAAGGACTCACTGAACTCATTAATCGTTTCCTTGACAATCAAACACAAATCATACTAAAACATGGTGGAACCATAGATAAATATATGGGAGACTGTATCATGGCATTTTGGGGTGCACCACTTGATGATGAAGATCAAGTAGAGAATGCAACCAAAGCGGTTCTCGAGATGAGAGAATCATTGGAGGAATTAAATGAAAGACTCAGAGAAGAAGGCTTGGATCAAATTAATACAGGAGCGGGAATTAACACGGGACTATGCGTGGTGGGAAACTTCGGGAGCTCAAACAGGTTTGATTATAGCGTACTTGGTGATAGCGTTAATCTTGCTGCGAGGTTAGAATCTAGTTGTAAGAATTATGATACTAGTCTTATCATATCTGAGTACAGTATGGTTGACGGGTATGACTACAAATTCTTAGACGAAGTTACGGTCAAAGGAAAGTCAGAGCCAGTTAAAATCTACACCATCGAAAAATAGTACTTGACTTCAGGTATGATTTTTGGTATAATTTAATCATAGTTAGAAGTGGACTAACAAGCTTTCAAAGAGGAAAACGAAATGGACACAGAGGTTCAAAAAAATACAGCAGATATAGCGATATTGGACAGAAGAATGTCCAGCCATGAGGCTATGTGTGAGGAAAGATGGAAAACATGTTTCAACCGATTTGATAATATGGATTCCTCAGTAGGTCGCATAGAGATGATACTAATAAGTTGTGCTGGTGCTATAATCGTAGGAGCCGCTACACTTATTTTTACAATGTGGCAGATACATTAGGAGAAAACAATGGAAATGGAATATAATAAAAAAGATATCAGTAAATCACCAAATGCTAAAAAGAAAGGTGAAATCTGGCAAGATGAAGACGGTATATGGTATTTTATGTGGGGTAAAGACAAGCATGGATTTACTCTTGAAGACAATGCAAAAATAGCTTTGAAGAGGTTCAAAGATGAAGAAAAGTAAAACTACAAAAGAACAAGAATTACCTTCAGCAGTTGATGATGCCGCTGAAGTTATGTCAAGTAGACAGAAAATATTATTAGCTCGTAAGAAAAACTTACAACGAAGAAAAAGATCAAAACTACCAAATAATTTAAAATGAGACGAAAGAAACTGTCATATCAAGAAAGATATGACATTTGTAAGAAATGTCCTCACTTTATTAAGTTTTGGAAAACCTGCAAATTATGTGGGTGTTTTATGCCCCTCAAAACTAAAATACGATGGGTAGAGTGTCCCGAGGAACCCCCTCGTTGGACGTAAGGAGAAGCTAAATGGCGCTAACAGCTAAACAAAAGAAATTACCAAAAGCTCTTCAGCGGGCTATCCTAGCCAAGCAAAAAGGCATGGGAAAGAAAAAGAAGAAAAATGGTAAAAAGAAAAAAGGTGGAAAGAAAAGAAGAAGTAGAGGCTAAATCTATTTGGTTGAAGTACTTTCACGGTATTCGTCATGTTTGTCCTTGGAGTTACCAAAGCTATCTTGAAGGTAAAATAAAGATAATTCCTTTTGATAGAGAACTTATGGAACTAACCGAAGCAAACTGGGAACACCAACCCTATGACGCTCTAGTTTATGTAGTAGATGACCTAACTCTAGATGAGATTGATGACATAGTGGCACAACAAAATGATTGCCAAGAGAAATGTGAATATTTATGGTCTCACCCTACATTTACCAAGGGAGGTAATAACCAAGCTCCATACCCTATAATTATACAGCAGGATCGAGCAAAGCTTATGGAATTGCGTTATGCGAAAACAATGGACTCTCAAACGAAAGCGAAAAATTAATTGCAAAAGCCCAAAAGGATTTTCACAAAAGCAATACTGTAAGAGACAGCGTCGAGGCGGAAAATATAAAAGTGGTCGCAAAAAGAAAAAGTAAAAAGAAAGACCCTCGAGTAGGGACTGGAAAAAAGCCAAAAGGTAGTGGCAGAAGATTATATACTGACGAGAATCCAAAGGATACCGTTAGAATTAAATTTGCTACTGTAAAAGACGCAAGAGCGACTGTAAGAAAAGTTAAACGAGTTCGTAAGTCATACGCAAGAAAAATACAAATATTGACAGTTGGCGAACAAAGAGCAAGAGTGATGGGAAAGAAAACAGTAGCATCAGTCTTCAAGTCTGCTAAAGCAGGATTAAGGAAAAAAAGAAATGGCAAGAAAAAGAAAGGCCGCTAAAAAGAGGCCGTTACCTACAAATCCCACTCTATATGCTAGGGTGAAAGCTGAAGCAAAAAGAAAATTTAAGGTCTACCCGTCCGCATATGCAAATGGGTGGTTAGTTAGAACATACAAAAAACGTGGCGGACGTTTTAGAATGGGAGTTAAAAAAAGATGATAGACTATATCAAAGTAAAGTTTACTCAGTTTTGGAATATACTTACAGGTAAAGACAAAAACTGGGACGGCTCTGTAGATATCAAAGACAAAATGATAGAAGCAGAAGAAAAAACAAAATAATGCCAGGACATACAGGTGGATTAACAAAGTGGTTTAAAGAAGGTTGGGTAGATATATCCAGACCTCGAAAAGGTGGAGGTTATGCTCCATGTGGCAGAAAGTCTGCAAGAGGCAAAGGCAAGGGAGGGTATCCTAAATGCGTTCCTGCTAGCAAAGCTAGACGAATGACTAAAGCACAGATAAAGTCAGCAGTCAGAAGAAAAAGAAAAGCGGGTAATCCAGGTGGCAAGCCAACTAATGTTGCTACTTTTGCAAAAAGAGGTAGAAAAAAGAAAAAGACTACTACCAGGAGACGTAGAAGGTAACCTATAAGGGAGACCATGGACAGAGATAAACTAATTGAAGACCTACATACAATCGACCGTCTTTTAGATGGACTGATAGGTAGAACTCAAGAAACACTTGACAGAAACAGACAAATAAGGAAACTATTAAAGTTACCGCAGACCGTACATAACAAAGTACGAATAACAAATTATATAAAAAATGGCACTCAATAAAAGAAAACACTCAGCATTTTTAAGAAACAAACATGTTTATAAATCCCCAGGTCCAGCTCGTAAAGCTGCAACAAGACTGGGATTAAAAGGCATACACGCTCATGGTCGAGGAAAGGCCAAGAGGTTCATGCCAGGAAGTTCTCATACTGCATATAGAAATGCATTGAGAAAAAGAAGGAGAAAATAAATGGCTAGTAGAACAAGCGGTTTTTTAAGCGGTCCAACAGGTGTTCATAATACCCAGAAGATCCGAAAACATGTACTCAAAAGAGGAGTAACAAGAGATATGAACGCTGCAGCAGGAACTTTAGTTAATACTAAAAATCCTCATGGCATAGAAGCGTTCAGATATGGTACTTCAGCTAAAGCAATTGGTCCAAGATTTGGTAAAACTAAAAATCCACCAAGACCAAAGTTTAGAAGAAGCAGATAATGGCACTTACAGCAGCAGAGAAAGCTAGGTTAAAGAAAGCAGGACTCACAGGTTTAAATAAACCAAAGAGAACTCCTAAACACCCTACCAAAAAAGCAGTTGTTGCTGTAAGAGTGGGTGGCAAAATAAAAATAATTAGATTCGGAGCGCAAGGCATGGGTCATAATTATAGTCCAGAAGCTAGAAAGAGTTTCAAAGCAAGACACGCTAAAAATATTCGTAAGGGTAAATCTTCAGCAGCATTCTGGGCAAACAAAGTCTTTTGGGCAGGCCCGGGCGGTAGTACTAAACGACCTCCTAAGTCGCAAAAGCACGTAAAAGGAATAAGAAGAAAAACAAGGAAAAAAAGATGACAATACCAACAGTAGATACTAGAAAAGTCTGGTTAGATGAAACAACAATGAAAGTAACAAAAGCTCTGATGAAATTCACTGAAAAAGAGTTAAATGGTACTCCATTATCACGTTCTGAATTAAACTATTCTAAGCTGTGTACTGCATATCTTTATCTTCTAAAGCTTGTCGAGAAGCACGATCTTCTTGATGAATCCGATAACCCATTTCAACCTGAGACATTACATTGATTGAAGCTAGTAGAGCAGACGTAGAAACAAACTACTTAATGAAGTTTGACGAAGATAGATTTATTAAGTTGCCTATTGATGGCTATATGGATCTGCTCGATATAACACCAAACACATCACAAACTGCAATCATCAATGCAGTTAATAATCCAAAATATCGTTTTATCTGTGCCGCTGTTTCCAGAAGGCAAGGTAAAACTTATATATCAAATATTATTGGGCAGCTTGTCTGTCTAGTACCTAACTGTCATGTATTACTCATGTCACCAAATTATTCACTATCACAAATATCATTTGATTTACAAAGACAACTAATTAAACACTTTGATTTAGAAGTTGTAAGAGACAATGCAAAAGATAAAGTTATAGAACTCAGTAATAATTCTACTATAAGAATGGGTTCAATTAATCAGGTTGATTCAGTAGTTGGTAGAAGTTATGATTTAATTATATTTGACGAAGCAGCACTTGTTGACGGCAGAGATGCTTTCAATGTTGCACTAAGACCTACACTAGATAAAGAAAACTCAAAAGCAATATTTATATCTACTCCA